ATGCTGGAACAAATGGGCATTGCCGCCAAAGCGGCCTCCTGGCAGCTGGCGTTACTCTCCAGCCGGGAAAAGAATCAGGTACTGGAAAAGATCGCCGATTATCTGGAAGCGCAGACCGACGATATTCTGCGCGCCAACGCGGAAGATTTAGCCGAAGCTCGCGCCAATGGCCTGAGTGAAGCGATGCTCGATCGCCTCGCGCTGACCCCGGCGCGTCTGAGCGGCATCGCCAGCGATGTGCGCCAGGTGTGCAATCTGGCCGATCCGGTCGGCCAGGTGATCGACGGCGGGCTGCTGGACAGCGGTCTGCGTATTGAACGTCGCCGCGTCCCGCTGGGGGTGATTGGCGTGATTTATGAAGCGCGTCCTAACGTGACGGTCGACGTCGCCTCCCTGTGTCTGAAAACCGGCAACGCGGCGATCCTGCGCGGCGGGAAAGAGACCTGGCGCACCAACGCCGCCACGGTGAAGGTGATCCAGCAGGCGCTGCAGGAGTGCGGTCTGCCGGCCGCCGCGGTACAGGCTATCGAGAGCCCGGATCGCGCGCTGGTGGGCGAAATGCTGAAGATGGATAAATACATCGATATGCTGATCCCTCGCGGCGGCGCGGGCCTGCACAAGCTGTGCCGTGAGCAGTCAACGATCCCGGTGATCACCGGTGGGATTGGCGTGTGCCATATCTTCGTGGATGAAACCGCCGAGATCGCCCCCGCGCTGAAGATCATCGTCAACGCCAAGACCCAGCGGCCGAGCACCTGCAATACCGTGGAAACGCTGCTGGTGCACCGCAACATCGCCGATACCTTCCTGCCGGCGTTGAGCAAGCAGATGGCCGAGAGCGGCGTCACCCTGCACGCCGCCCCTTCCGCCCTCCCCGCGCTGCAAAACGGCCCAGCGAAGGTCGAGCCGGTGAAAGCGGAGCAGTATGACGACGAGTATCTGTCGCTGGATCTGAACGTCAAAGTGGTGGCTGATATGGACGAGGCTATCGCCCATATCCGCGAACATGGCACCCAGCACTCCGACGCCATCCTGACCCGCACCCTGCGTAACGCCAACCGCTTTATCAATGAAGTGGACTCTTCCGCGGTATATGTGAACGCCTCCACGCGCTTCACCGACGGCGGCCAGTTCGGCCTCGGCGCGGAAGTGGCGGTCAGCACCCAGAAGCTGCACGCCCGCGGCCCGATGGGGCTGGAAGCGTTAACCACCTATAAGTGGATTGGTTTCGGCGACGATACCATTCGTGTGTAAATGAGAACGGGCGATGCAAAAATAGGCAGTTGATTCCACTGGCTATTGACGCATCGCCCGCTAAGTTCTAACCTTTTGCCTCGTGATTCACGCTCGTGAACACCTCTTGCAGGGCCGATATAGCTCAGTTGGTAGAGCAGCGCATTCGTAATGCGAAGGTCGTAGGTTCGACTCCTATTATCGGCACCATTCTAACGTCTGAAACCCCTTATACTCTGCGCTTTACAGCCCCTTTCAGTATTTCTACGTCTACTAAAGTTCCCTGAAATCTACGGTCGTTTGGGGGTACTTATGGGGGTATATGCTGTTCGGTCTAGAGGAGGTACCCCCAAGTGAAACTAAACGCCCGGCAGGTGGATGCCGCCAAACCTAAAGATAAGCCTTACAAGCTGGCTGATGGTGGTGGTTTGTATCTCCTGATTAAACCTAATGGCGGCAAATACTGGCGGCTCAAGTATCGTGTAGCCGGCAAAGAGAAGCTGTTAGCGCTTGGAGTGTATCCTGAAGTCACATTGGCCGATGCTCGGGCAAAACGTGAAGAAGCGAAAAGGGGTATCGCTGGGGGTATCGATCCTATGGAAGCGAAACGGGAGGAGAAGATTGCCCGTGAAATTCAGTTAAACAACACCTTCAAAGATATTGCCCTTGAATGGCACAGCAGCAAACTAAAAAAATGGTCTGCTGGTTATGCTTCAGACATCCTCGAAGCCTTCAATAAAGATGTGTTCCCATACATTGGCAAAAAACCAATAGCCGAAATCAAACCGCTTGAACTGTTGAATGTGCTACGACGCATTGAGGGGCGCGGCGCTACCGAAAAGGCAAGAAAAGTTAGGCAGCGCTGTGGGGAAGTTTTCCGTTACGCAATAGTCACCGGTCGAGCTGAGTATAACCCCGCCCCGGATCTCACCAGCGCGATGCAAGGGCATGAGTCCAATCATTTTCCTTTCCTCACACCTAAAGAATTGCCTGATTTCTTCAATGCGTTGTCAGGATATTCAGGAAGCGAGTTAGTAGTTTTGGCTGCTCGTTTGCTGATTATCACCGGATTGCGTCCCGGCGAACTCCGTGGGGCATTTTGGGATGAAATCAATATCAGTAAGGCGGTCTGGGAAATACCCGCCTCACGCATGAAAATGCGTCGCCCTCATGTGGTGCCATTGTCCAGGCAAGCTCTTACGCTTATTGGTCAGATCCAAGAGCTAACAGGCAATTACCCGCTTGTGTTCCCAGGCCGTAACGATCCGCGAAAAACAATGAGTGAAGCCAGCATAAACCAAGTCTTTAAGCGGATTGGCTATAACGGAAAAGTCACCGGGCACGGTTTCCGACACACCATGAGTACCATCCTGCACGAACAGGGCTACAACACCGCGTGGATTGAAACGCAGCTGGCACACGTCGACAAAAACTCTATACGAGGAACGTACAACCACGCTCAGTATTTGGGTGGCCGCCGCGAAATGCTCCAGTGGTATGCCGACTATATGGAGGCGTTGGAAAACGGCGAAAATGTAGTGCACGGAACGTTTTGGAAAAGAGCTTAACTGTATGTATAGACAGTGTTAATTGACAGTAGTAGACTTCTGTAGACTACCGTTAGCAGGAAGCTTTTATGCGAGAAAACATCCTCAACATGCCCCATCATCTTCGCCGACAACGTGTGGTCACTGCTGAGCAGGCTGCAATGGCTATGGCTGGCGTGTACAGTTGTTCACGCTTAGATGAGTTGAAAGCTAAATTCCCTCCTGAGATCTACAACATTGCTTCCAGTTACTTGAGGATAATTTTGAGTGCTGTAAACGCAGAAGAACTACATCCCAAGAGAACATGGTCTAGCTCACCTGGCGGAGATATCACTGGAGCTGATTTTTATTCCAATGATATTTGGCCTTGGGCTGTTAAAGAAATATCAGCTACAGATAGTTGGTTTGGATGTGATCCAGATAGCTCTAGCGAAAAGCACCAGCCTTTACGAAGCGTGTGGGGCGAGTTTGCTGGTAAAGATACAGCGTTAAAACTGATCGCTGGAATGGCTATTGCGCTTGAAAAATCAGGTGGCAAATATGTTCGCGGTAAAAATTTGAACAAATCCGAAGTTGCTAGAAGTGCTTCAAGAAGCATATTGGAGCATGGCGATGGCATCGATGTGACAGATAAGGCATTGACTATGCTAATTAATGAAGCTCTGAACACATACGCTTCCAAATAGCTCGTAAGGATTTCCAAAAAGACGATCCTCAGGTTCTAAAACTTCTGGCCGTACTTCTATTTCAGTGGAGGCGCTGCTTCCAACTGATTTACCGTGACTTCCACAACTACCCGCATGTTTTTGCTGAAATATACCTCGTAGACCACATTAGACTTCGAGAGGTATATATGTCCCAATCCCTTATCCGCTTACCTGAAGTTCAGCGCAGAACCGGCTATAGCAAGGCTTGGATCTATCGACTCATGGCTGAGCAACGTTTCCCCTCATCCATAAAGATTGGTTCTCGAGCAATCGCTTTCATTGAAAGCGAAATTGATGAATGGATTAGTGAGCGCATTGAATCGTCACGCAGCCAAACGAACTGAGATTCCGTGAGCAGAGATAATTTGCGAGAGTTTGCACTTCGGATCTCGCAGAATAAATTTGTCGCGACAGCTCACTAAACAATTCAAAAAGGTTAATGCCATGAAGAACAATTATGCCCGTCTGGGGCAGGGCTTCGCTCACCCTAAAAACTCCTTGCCTTGTTATTCAACTGAAGGGTATGCTTTAAAAGCACCAGCAAAATCTGGTGCCAGGATTGGCGTCCTGAATGACTGTATGGCGACACATGACGCGCCAAGCGTCTTTTTTTGTGCCGTTGATCCGTCTCACCTATTTTCACGCGTTGTGGTTCAAAACCGCTCTGCTAGCAAAATTATGGTGGGCTGGGTGGGGGCGGAGAAATCCGCGCCGGAGTCCATACAGTCCGGTTACGCCAACCCTGCTCAGTCCACCACCAGTGAAATTGGCGTTTCCGGTGGTGGTTATCTAGACCACTGTATGGAGGCTGCCACATGGCTACTACCCCAACCCAAAAACTGCCCAAATTCACCTGGCTTTTCCTCGGTACGCCGAAAGGCCGGACCTGCACTCCCGTTGTTATCCGCATCGTTGCCGACAGTGAGCAAGAAGCCCGCGAGTTTTATTCCCGCTGGGATCTTATCTTTGCCGCCAAAATTCGCTCTGAATGTTCGCTTTATCAATACAGCAGCGGCGCGTTTGAACTGGATGTTGCGAAATTGGGAGGTAGCCATGTTTAACCTCCAGACCCTGACAGCTAAAGCCCGTGAGCTGCGCGGCAACGTGGTAAAAGCCACTACCACGAAAGGCACCCGCACCATGACCCCCGTTTACGAACGGGAAGAGCAGCGCAAACTGCGCGAGCGCATCCAGCAGACCCAGCCGGACTGGGTTTTACTCTGGTGGGATATTGCGACCGTTACCGGCTGGCGTACCAGTGACGTGTGCAACTTCCGTTACTCGTGCATCAACTGGGAAACCGGCATTGCAACAATCATCGTAGCGAAGCAGACCAAAGCAGCAGAAGCCAGAGCGACCCGAAAGGGGATCGAGATTGTTCGCCAGCATCGTAAGGACGCTGCCCGGCTTGCTGGCGATCACATTGGGTACATGCACTGGGATAGCGTGACCTGCGACGATCTGGCCGCCGGTATGACGGAAGAAGAACAGGCGATCGTGTTTGAGCTGGTGGCAAAGGCTGAGGTTAAGCATGATACCAAACAGCTGCCGCCGGGCATCATCAAACGACTGCGTGAACGCATGGAGCGCAATCTTATCGGTGACGACCTGGTATTTTCACGCAGCCAGATTGAAAGTAACCGTTGCCAGTCTCTGGAAGGTAGCGTTAGCCGTCAGACGATCTGGAAGAAACTGCACAACGTCATGGTGTGGTTTACCCGCGTAGTAAACACGCGTCTGCGCCTGAGCGCCTATTCCAGCCGCAAAATTGCCGCCTTTAATCTCATGTCCGCCGGCGGCGAACAGGGCTTGCTGGTCGCCTCTGAAATGCTCGGACACAGTAACCCGGCAATCACCCGGACTTATCTCCAGTTAGGCAGTAAAGCCTCCGCCATTCAATCCCGTCTGGCTATGGAGGTATCTGTATGAAAATGGTTATCCAATTTTGCCGTCTCGGCGTTTTTGCCGATCACGTATCTGAGCAATTAAATAGTGCGCGATATTGTTTTGCCAGCCAGTCATTAAGGGACGGGGAGGTGAAATTATGACTCCTGTTTACGATCTGGTTCGCCGGGCCGACGGCAAAAACGTTTTCAGTCTCCCGGCCGGCGGCCGCTATCTGGTGGACACGTCAAATGGTCTTCAGTCAATGCGCCCCCTTCTGGACGACGAGATCATTTTTACGGTGGAGAGTGCCGCGCGCTTTCTGAGGAAAATTGGTTATCAGGTAATCCCGCCAGCGGCGTGAGGTAAAAAATATGACGATTAAAAATTCCGGCTTAGCTGCTGGTGGCCGCGCTCACCCTGAAATCAGGCCGGGTGATAAATGGAAGGACAGTCGGGGCAACATCTTAATTATCGAAAGTTACCGATTCGGCAGAGTGACATATTGCCGCGAGGGGTACAGCTCACCGTGTTTTTGCACGCCAGAAAGACTGGCGCGGGAATTTGAATTTATTTCTTCTGCGCCGGGCACCGGTGGAAGAGATATCGATCGAATTATGCGGGTGCAGGGCATCGAACGAATTCGGGTTATGCGGGAAATCATCAGGGAGCGAGGGAACAGAAAATGAAGAATGCACCAAACCTTAAAAAGCAGCCGGCGGATCTCATGGAGGAGTCAATCATCTTTGCCGGCGCCGATGCCTGGACTTTCGCCAAAGCATGGCAGGAAATGAACCCGATTGGCGATACGGTGCCGCCGGTTGTGCTGGATAAAAAGCAGCTGGCAGAGCTGGAGAATATCCGCATTGTGGATGATGGCCGGCTCTATGCGCGGGTTTGCCGCGGCGGGCATCTGACCGAACGGCAGATAACCATTCTCGCGACAAAGCTGGCGGTGGCCGGCGTGGAGCGCGCGCAATTCTACTCTGAAGGTTATCAGCTTCTGGAGGACTGGACGCCGCAGCTGCCGCGCCTCAAAGCCGATGCGGAAGCCGGCAAAAGTATGGTGATCGGCAAACCGCTGACGGATGTAAACCTCCGCGACCTGGCTGATAACGAAAAGGCGCTCATACTGGCCGCGCGTTACACCGGCATTGCAATCAACGAAAACAGCGAGGGCGTGTACGTCTACCGCGCCGGCATTTGGGAGAAAACGTCTATGCTCGAGCTGAGCCGCGAAATGGTGGCTATCTACAACGAGAACAAAACCAACTTCAGCAAGCGCGCGATCAACAACGTTATCGACGCCCTGAAAATCGTTATCCCGGTGATGGGGGAGCCGCGGCGGAGCCTGATCCCCTTTGCAAACGGTGTCTACGATATGGAAACCGGCGTTTTCTCCGAACACAGCCAGGATAACTGGCTGACCAACCACAACGGCGTGACCTACACGCCGGCGGTGCCGGGCGAAAACCTCCGCGACCACGCGCCGAACTTCCATAAGTGGCTAAGTTACGCATCAGATAGAGACGCAATTAAGATGCAGCGCATCGCTGCAGCGCTCTTTATGGTGCTGGCGAACCGGTACGACTGGCAGCTGTTCCTCGAGATAACCGGTGAGGGCGGTAGCGGGAAAAGTGTCTTTACCCATATCGCTACGATGCTGGCCGGTGCGCATAACACCGCCAGCGGGAACATGGCGGCGCTCGACAGCGCGCGCGGGCGGGCGCAGTTCGTCGGGAAAAGCATGATAACGCTTCCTGATCAGCCCAAATATTCAGGAGAGGGTACCGGGATAAAAGCGATAACCGGCGGGGATGCCGTGGAGATCGACCCGAAACACGAGCACCAGTACACCGCCGTTTTGCGGGCGGTGGTTGTGGCCACGAACAACACGCCGATGATTTTCACCGAACGTGCCGGCGGCGTTTCCCGGCGACGCGTAATTTTCCAGTTTAACCGGCGCGTCAGCGAGGAGGATAAAGATCCCGACCTGGCAGAAAAGATATCCGCTGAAATTCCGGTGGTGGTTCGTCGGCTGCTGGCGAACTTTGCGAACCCGGAAAAAGCGCGGGCGCTGCTGCTGGAGCAACGGAACAGCGAAGAAGCACTGGAGGTGAAGCAGAAAACGGATCCGCTTTATGCCTTCTGCGCGCATCTTGAGCGGCTGGCTGATTGTGCGGGAATGATGGTAGGAAACCGCAATCCGCCTCACTATCCGCGAATTTATCTCTATCACGCTTACCTGGCATTCCTGGAGGCCAACGGTTTCGACAAGCCGCTGACGCTGAATAAATTCGCAGAGGGGATGGAAAGCGCGATGAGGGAGTTTAATCACGAGTACCGTAAGGAACGGAGAGCCCGTGGCATGGTGACCAACGTTGAACTTTCAGAGAGTGCGGAAGACTGGTTACCTCAGACGCATCCTGTAGCCGGTCATAAAGAATGAAGTTCAGATAAATATGGAGAAAGGTATACATGGTATACATCGAGAGAATAATTTATATATAAATCAGTGAAATAAACCATGTATACCTTGTTTTCAGGTATACACAGGGTGTACATGGTGTTCATTCTCTCATTAACCATCTGATCATTTATTAAACAGAATGATGTATACCGTGTAGACCTGAAATCCCAAAATGTAGGCTGGTGTTCATAGGTTAATATTATGTTTTATAAGCAATTTATAGCCTTTATGAACACCATGTATACCTTGAGGGCAAATTCTTTAAAACGCATCCATTCATTTCACGTTGTGCATCCCCTCGATTTCATTACCATCATTTCATTACTTGCAATGATTATTGTGATTGTTGCGTTTTTTATCATGTGATAACCAAGGGGGAAGCATGAAAAAGGAACACGTGAAACCCGTTCTTCTGAGCGCTGCTCAGGTTGCGGCATTAAAAGCCATCCAGGAGCAGGAACGCCAGAAATCCGGGTTTGGTATCGCACCATCAATCCATGATGTGGCGAGAAAAATATTTGATGTTGGGCTATCCAGAATGGAGGTAAGCCAGTGAGTTACGAAATTAAAATTGGGCAAAGAAGCATTGCTATCACTGATAACGTTTCTGAAGTGGTTGCGCCTAATGAGCAGATGGCGATTCTTTTTAAAGGGATGGCGAATATTTTTGGTGATCTGCGGGCCGTGGCAATGTTAGCTGAGGCGGAAGCCGATGCCGTAGAGGTTATCCGCAATGATCCGGATTTAAACGAAGCAGCAAAAAACCGCCGGGCCAGAGATGCGGCAAATAGAGACACACTCACGGCTTTCACTAGAAGTACGGCGATGATAAGCGAACAAGCTGAAAATATTCTCAATTATCTTAAGACCAAACTGGCCCCAGTTGCTCCGTTGGCCGAGGGTGATGTTGTCGGATTTATGCGAGATAGTGAGCTACGGAATGTATTTCGCTCGCTGGATGGAGCTGCGAAAGAAAAGCTGATGGTAGCAATGTATGCCGGGAATCAGACTGATTTATGTGACGCCCTGCTACGAGGTAACGCCATTTGCTCAGGCGTAACAGATTCTCAGCTGGAGCGACTGACTTTTGCCCGTATCGCCACAGATAACGGAGCCGTTATCAAATCTGTTTCTAACCTGGTAAAAGCCATTAACCGCAACCTGCAGCAAATCATCGCTGTTCGCACATGGTATGCAAATCTGGTATTTGGAAGCAATGACGACCCTCGCGATGTGGCTCCTCGAGTCTCCGGGCTGGCGAATCTGTCCGAGTACATTGATGGTATGGAAAAAATTAATTCCCGACAGGGTAAAGCAGATGATGAAGATGGGAAACAGGCCGCCTGATGGCGGCTTTTTCTTAACTGGAGAATGCTAAATGACAGAAGTGAGGAACGGTAAATTATGTTATTGAGCAAATCAGCCTATGCCAGGCACATGGGAGTAAGCCGACAAACAGTTTACGGCTGGATAGCACGTGGTGAGATTGTGCTATCAGGCGATAAAGTGGATGTTGAAGCAACACAGGCGAAGCAAAATTCTGCTGGTGCTGGTGCTGGTGCTGGTGCTGGTGCTGGTGATCATCACAATGCAATGACGTGGGCGCAGGCCGCCGCGTGGGTATGGGGGCATGACGGCGGGAAAGAGCTGCCGGCTGATATTAATGCTGGCCAGCGAATAGAGGCAGCAGCCGCTGAGCTGGGTTTTGATGTTCAGCACGAGCCCGATGAACAATTGCTGATTCTCTTCCGGTTGGATGAAGAAACCCACAGCTTCTATGGCAAAGATCACATGGCTGGTGGTCTGCGTTTCCTGCGTTCCGAGCTGGCCTATGTGGCCGCAATGCATCCCGACACCCAAGATGACTGGAGCGATACAGGATTAAAGGCACTCTGTCTGCTGGCAGGTGAGAAACTGTAAACCCCCCGGCCAAACCTAACTCCTCTAACTTGACACTTTTCGTGAAAAACAGGGAAAAGTGTCAACCCAACCTAACGGATCCTAACGCCTACGAACAGCAGCTACAGTAGAAGTGTAAAGGGCTGGCGTTGAGATTTGTTGAGCCTTGGCTGTTAGTATCTGTTAGTCCTGATGCGAAGCAGGGCAGGTGTCAGCCTGTTATGGTTTGTTATGCCTGTGTCAACGGCTGCCACTTCAGAAAACTTCAGATGTTCGCCCATAAAGTGGCTTTAAGATTTGGTTGACGTTGGCACAACACAGATAGATATCTGTAGCTGAGCTTTCTAAGTTACCGTTGGTTTCTTCGGTAAATGTTATCTGGAATAATGATTGAATATATTTGTGAGTTTTATTGAGTGGTTGTTAGGTGATAGTTAATAATTTCAAGTCTAGTGACTTTTCTTCTTGGATAGCATTTTTTCAGCAACGAACCTATTTGTGGATTAATTTGAGATTCTAACTTCGATGCTGATTTAAGGCACGATAAGACTTTAGCATTTTTAGGCTACAACAAAACCAGACCATTCTTGAGGATGGTTATGAACGGTGCTATTATGTTCACTCATATATATCTATTTGATTTTAAAGTGTTTTTTTATGGCTTTGCCAGCGGATTTTTTTTGTGCTGGATGTGTGGTCTGTATACCAATCTTGGTGTAACTATACTATCATTCGTAGTACGAAAAGATCAGCATCTTGGTAGGGAATGCATGGTAAACAAGGCTAATAAGGAAAAAGATGTAAAAATTAGGCTAGCCTTTGAAAGGTGGCAGAGAAGAGTTTCTCGTCAAGGGAAAGAATATTCGCAGTTTCGTCAGCAAAAAAAGTCTCAAAAGAAAAAAGATAATACCTTAATTCGGTTTCCATCTGAGTTTTCAATATATTCACCAGATAAGCCTCTGTTTTTTGTACGCTCTCTTCGCTCGATATATGAGGTTAGGAATAAAATATATAATCCTGATGAGAGATTGTATTTGGATTTTACAAATACAAAGACAATGAAAATGGCGGCATTAGTAATCCTTTATGCCAATGTTGAGACTTCAATTCGTAAAGGTTTATCGTACAGAATATTATTTTCAACAGATTTTAAGGTTAATCAGCTTTTAAGAGACTCAGGTCTTGTCGCTTTATGTCGGGGCGAAAAAATAAAACCTGTCTTCGAAAATGTTGAAAATTTACCAATTATTAGTGGGGTTGGTGGGGAATATAGAGATGAGATTATAGATTTCATTCAGAAAGAAATTTATAAAAACAAGATGAAACCTGAAACAGAACACACATATGCAGATGCTGTTCAGGAAGCAATAAATAACGTTGGTTTACACGCCTATCCACATAAAAACAATGATGAAAAGCAATGGTGGCTTGCATGTCACGTAATTCATGATCAACTTTATCTTGCTATATATGATGAAGGTGTTGGTATACCTGAAACAGTAATGCAGAAGACATGGTTTATGAGTACGCTTAAATCAGAATATCCAGGCCTAAAAGTTGCTGTTAAAGAAGAGCTTGAGAGAATAGGTTTAGGTTATACAGAACGCTCTAAAGTGAAAGTGGGTATTGTTTCTGATGCAGTAAAAATAGCAATTTCTATGATTGGAGACGTAACCGGTACTGCCAATGATAAACATGGTCAAGGGAGTAAGAGTATCAAAGCCTTGGTACTAAATAATGAACATGGAAATCTCTGGATTTACAGTAACTTAGGTATGTTTAAGCTTTCTAATCAGAAAGGTGATAAAATTAACGAGTTAACTCATAAAGTACCAGGTACTTTAATTCAGTGGAACATCAAGGTCAGCTATGAAGACTAAAAATATCAATGTTATCAAAGACTTCAACAGTAAACCTTACGGGCGCTATCCTGACGATGGGGCTGGCTGTGGGGAAAACTTCCGTAAATATCTGGCAGGCTTTCTCAAAGAGTATGATTTAGTTCATGTTGAGTTGACTGGATATAATCGTTATGGGCGTTCATTTATTGATGAAGCGTTTGGTGGTTTGATCCGAGTAGAAGGCTATACATTAAGCCAACTTAAGAAAAAACTGACCTATACTCATAAAGATATTAAGAGTATCGAGACCTTGATTGATGAAAGATTGAATAAGGCAGAGAGCGATGCAGGCAGAGGTTAATTATACAAGTATTGGGATTGCTATAATTGGTTGGCTTGTTGCGTCTTATTTCAACAATAGAGCATTCAAGCGGAATGACATATCTAGGCAAAAGGATAAGATTTGCCAACAAATAGAATCTCTATTTGATAAAGTTTTAGACAAGCTTTCTTCAAGAGATACTAAAGAATTAGAGTTGGATAATTTTTTGGCTTCAAGTGTTTCATTGATTGAAATGCAGTTATCTCATTTGTCACAAAGAATTGGTAAGAAATTATTATGCGATGAGAAGTTATCCTCTCTCAGATCGACACCTTTAGATTTGTTGAGTAAAAAGTGTGATTATAAAAATGAACTTCATGAGATGAAATATTCAGTTTTAGAGGAAATTGAAGGTAATTATACAAAATGGTTTTTTGATAGTTACTTGAAAAAAATCAAATCCATATTTACATCAAAACGTAACACACCAAATACTGATCCAGATAGTCTACCTTAATAACTAGCGCCTTGTGCACAAGGCGCAAACGAGTTACATGTGTATAAAATTTGAAAGGTTAAACTTGTCTCAAACCTCATCTAACATATTGTTACCCACAGTTTTATCTGCTTAACAGGGAAGAATGTTAAATGAGTTGGGGGTACTTTTGGGGGTATCTCATAAAATAAAACGAAATAAAAATCATATTTATCAATGGCTTCGTGGTGTTTGTTTTGTTCCTATTATCGCACCATTTCAAACTCTTCCCAAGTCTACCGAAATCAACTTAAAGCCCGTATACTGCGGTTTCTGGCCCGTATTTTATCTCCTGTTATCAACGGGACTCAACCGGAATCAAGTTACAGTTGGGGGCATAAGTGGGGGCATTCTGTGTTCGGTCCAGGGAGATGCCCCCAATGAAGTTAAATGCGCGGCAGGTAGATGCTGCTAAACCCAAAGAGAAAGCCTACAAGCTGGCAGATGGTGCTGGTTTGTATCTTGAGGTTGTTCCCTCTGGTTCACGATACTGGCGGATGAAATATCGCTTCAATGGAAAAGAGAAGCGTATGGCTTTTGGAGTCTATCCAGCAGTGTCCCTTGCACAAGCGAGGGCACTGCGCGATGAAGCCAAGAAAAAACTGGCCGAGGGTATCGATCCATCGTTTGCCAAGAAAGAAGAAAAGCTGGTTCGGGATGTGCGGCTCCATAATACATTTCAGGCTGTGGCGCTTGAATGGCACGGAACGAAGGTGAGCCGATGGTCAGAGGGTTATGCCTCCGACATTATCGAAGCTTTCAATAAAGATATTTTTCCCTATATCGGCCAGCAGCCGGTGAATGAAATCAAACCACTGGTTCTGCTGAATGTGCTGCGTAGAATGGAAAGCCGTGGTGCGACAGAGAAGGCTAAGAAGGTTCGTCAGCGCTGCAGTGAAGTCTTTCGTTACGCCATCGTTACTGGACGCGCGGAATACAATCCTGCTGCAGATCTAACCAGTGCGATGTCAGGGCATGAATCGAAGCATTATCCCTTCCTTACCGTTGAGGAGTTACCAGACTTCTTTAAAGCTCTCTCTGGCTATACAGGCAGCCCGTTAATTGTTCTTGCCGCACGTTTGCTGATCCTTACGGGAGTTCGTACCGGCGAGCTTCGAGGTGCTTTCTGGAGTGAGTTTGATCTTGAAAAAGCGGTGTGGGAAATTCCCGCGGAGCGTATGAAGATGAAACGCCCTCACCTTGACCTCCTCTCTACCCAAGCGCTGGAGATCGTACAGCAGCTCAAAGTGATGTCTGGGCAATATCCTCTTGTGTTTCCAGGGAGGAATGATCCCCGCAAAACGATGAGCGAAGCGAGTATTAATCAGGTGTTTAAGCGGATTGGGTATACGGGGAAGGTAACGGGGCATGGTTTCCGTCACACCATGAGCACAATCTTACATGAGGAAGGATTTAATACTGCGTGGATTGAGACCCAACTTGCGCACGTGGACAAGAACGCGATTCGTGGGACGTATAACCATGCGTTGTATCTGGAAGGGAGGAAAGAGATGATGCAGTGGTATGGGGATTACGTGGATAGTTGCGAGAGTAACAATTAA